AATACCATTGAAATCTTTCGTTTATTTGATTCATTATCTCCAACTTTCTTCCAAAATTCTCTCATATAATATTCTTTTTTCTGCATATCTCCACCCTTCTCAGCCAACTGTCCCCTTAAATAATCAACAACTGCTAATGATAACATCATGCTAAGATTAACATGGTCATCTTCATCAGGAGATGTTTGAGATGTTAATGTAGGATTATCATTGCCACTTAATTCATTTGGGTCAACATCTACAAAAGGTTCAATAAATGCAGTACCCTCATATCTTAATCCATCTGTTATACTTTCATCAGGATAGACTAATTGTTTACCATAATATTCTCCAGGCAACCTAATCTTGTAACTACCAAGAGTATCAACAGCAGCAGCATCTACATACTGCCATAAGTGGATATTTCTACCTACTATCTGGTAAAGCCAATTCTTATGTGTATCGTAACTCATTATTCTGGATCAGTATCTTCTGATACAACTGGGTTATGTACTAATCTACGAATTCTTTTATACTTACTGTCATTAGTATCTTTCACAGATATAGACCTTAATTTAATCATGTTAGCAGGAAAAGGATATTCTCTTGTTCCATCAGTAATATTAGTTTTCCAAGTTGCAAGATTCTCACCATAATTAGACTGAATTAAATGTATAGCATCTTTAATCCATGCTAATGCAAGTCCAGTCTCACGCATACCTACTCTCTCCATTATTTCTTGTACTTTCATTTATTAAACATCTTCTAATATAGCTGCTACTTGACAAGTTACAGTAGCAGAACCTTGAGCACTTGGTTTAAGATCGCTATCTAATGTACAAGAACGAACATTCAAGTCACCTACTGTAAGATTAGGAGTTTTCATAACTATCATCTCACCATTTCCAAGTACCATAATATCAGTATCATTATACGCAGCATTACCATTATCAATACAAATAGCAACCCCTTCAGTGGATGTTGTTGATATATTCTTTATTGCTACCCATTTTACCAAGTCTGATAAAGAAACTGCTGCTGCTAAACCTAAATAAGAATCACTTGTATCTAATATAGCAGTAGCAGCTCCATTTCCTACTGCCACTTCTGCAAATATCCAAGCATCATCATCTCCTGATACTGGAGTATAACTTGAACTACCTCCAATAGATGATTTTATATCATCCATAAAAATTGATGCTGATAAACTTGCTGTTCCTTTGTCTGCCATATTTTATCTCCTTCGTTGTGCAGCTCTTTGCTGCTGTTGTTGTGGAGCAGGAGGTGCCATCCTAGCAAATGCCCCATCATATTGAGCCTTCAATGATGCATACTGCGCAGCTACCCATTGATAGCCTGCCTGATCCTTCTGTAAACTTGTTGTAAATTCTTGTACTTTCCCAGCTAAATCAGCATTATACTTCTGAACATCAGCATTATATATATCTAACTTTTCCCTATTTTCCTGCTGGGTCTCTTTTAAATCTGTATTAAACTTTGCCAAATCACTTTGGAAAGTGGTAT